AAAGCGCATTATCTTTGCAGCGTGTTTAAGAATAAACGCGCGGCCAAAGATAGTGAAAAAGGTCGAGAATTACAAATTTTAGCAATTAAAGAATATGAACGATACAGAAATAAAGGAGTGGCAGACGCAGAGCGTGAAGCACAAGGTGGCAATGGTCCTGATAATGGATGGTGTTAGTTTCAGCTACACTGAAGAGGATGGCATTGTATTTACAGCACCTGAATGTTATGTGGCGAGATTGGTAAGACGTCTGATGTCCTGCTACGGATGTAGCGTTAGGCCGAAGATAAACGAGGTAAAATGATTGCAGGATAACACGGAGTCCCAAAGGCTGCACTGGATAGTCAGCCGCCGCACTGGATAGTCGGCAGGGGCGGCCTCGGATGACGGCGGGAAAGACCGCAGGAGTGGCAGGTTTGCCATGCGCTGGATAGCCATGTGGGGTTCGACTCCCCTACACTCCACGAACAAAAGTAATAACGAACTAAAAACAGAGGACAATGAAAAGAGTGATAACAGTAACCCGCTCCCAACGGGAATTTTTGGCAAAGGCCTTCGGTGTGACGAAGGAGATGGTGAGCTACGCATTGAACTTTCACCCGGTGAAGGGTCAGAGCGACCTGGCAAAGAAGATACGCAGCCTTGCCGTTCAGCGTGGCGGTTTTGAGCTTGTTACGGCTCCTACGAGCGAGGTGGTGCATGACGCAGACAATATGATGCGCCAGCACTTCGAGAACGGCTGGATGTGGGAAGGCGACAAGAACACGGGCGTACTGGAGTTGAAGGACGAGAAAGGCGATGTGGTGGAACGCATCGAGCACGCCGGGTTTACAGACATCAAGACCGTGCAGGAGAAGGTGGAAGCCATGTGCTGCACCACTATGTAAGGAGAGAACCGCAAGAAGGAAAACAAAGATAAAAGGAAATGGAGTACTACAACAAGATATTGTGCGTGACGTTTGCCGAGCTGACGGGCGGCAGAGACCCCGTGATGAAGGCGAACACGCTGAAATGCAACGTGCAACGCAGCAACATAGCGTGTGCACGTCGTGGCGGCGGCGAGGGAACTCAGGCACTGTATGTGTGGAGCAGTATTCCGGAGAAGTACAGACGGCGGTTTGTGGCGACATACGGCGACCCAGAAGAAAAGATGCGAGAGGCTATGACAAAGGCGAGCATAAAGATAGATGCGAAGGCGCGTGAGTATTACGAAGCCTACACCTATATGGACAAGGACGGGCAGGAGCGCCACCTGACGGAGAAGATGATAGAGGAATATACCATCAACGCCTCGGTGCTTGGCGAGCTGGAGAAGATGGCGGCAAGACGCCAGGCCATCCGCAGCAGCCTGAACGCTCCGATGTCGGGTGCGTGGGACTTGATACTTGACAGTTCGGAACGTATGCGCGAGAGCTACGGACACACGCTTCCGGGCACATTGGCGCGACTGAAGACGCGACTGAAGGCTTGGAAGGCCGATGGCTACCAGAGTGTGGTGAGCGGCAAGCTGGGCAACTCATCGGCACTGAAGATAACCGGTGACTTTCTGAAACTGATTGTGGCTCTGAAGCGCAGCAAGGTGCCGGTGTACACCGACGCGCAGCTGTTTGAGAAGGCAAACGAGATAGCCGAGGAAAGAGGCTGGAAGCCGATAAGAAGCCTAAGCGGTATGAAGAAATGGCTTTCCAGCCCGTCGGTTGAGCCTTTATGGTATGACGCTGTATATGGTGAGCAGGCAGCCCGTCAGCGTTACGGCAGAAAGCACAAGACGGCACTTCCGACACGCAGGGACACGCTATGGTATGGTGACGGCACGAAGCTGAACCTTTACTATAGGGACGAGCAGGGCAAGGTGCGGACGACCCAGGTGTATGAAGTGATCGATGCAATGAGCGAGGTGCTTCTGGGCTACTGCATTAGCGACACAGAGGACTATGAGGCCCAATACCACGCCTACCGCATGGCAATCCAGAAGAGCGGACACAAGCCTTATGAGATTGTTTATGACAACCAGGGCGGCCACAAGAAGCTGGACTCTGACGGTTTTATCGGGAAGATTTGCCGCGTACACAGACCGACACAGCCCTACAACGGTGAGTCGAAGACGATAGAGAGCGTGTTCGGACGGTTTCAGGCTCAGGTGCTGCACAAGGACTGGCGCTTCACGGGTCAGAACGTGACGGCGAAGAAGGCGTCGAGCCGCCCGAACGTTGAGTTTATCGAAGCCAACAAGGACAGTCTGTACACTCTGGAGGAGCTGAAAGATGCCTATGCCGCAGCCCGGAAGGAATGGAACGAGGGTGTGCACCCTGCCACCGGCGAGCGTAGGATAGACATGTATGAGAAGAGCGTGAACGAGGAAACCCAGGAAGTGACGCTGCACGACATGGTGGACATGTTCTGGGTGTTTACGAAACGCATGGCGACGTTCACGGACCAGGGCCTGCAGGTGACGATCAAAGGCGAGAAGCGGCAGTACGAAGTATGCTCATCGCCCGGCGTACCCGACCACGAGTGGCGAAGGAAGCACACCTACGAGCGTTTCATCGTGGCTTACGACCCTTACGACTTTGCAAGCATCAGACTCTATACAAAAGGCACAGACGGCTCGCTGCGCTTTGAGCGGACGGCAGAACCCTACATACTGATACACCGCGCCCTGCAAGACCAGCAGGGGACGGACGATGCGAAGTTCATCCGCCAGGAGCAGGAAGCCAACCTTCAGGACCGCATAGAGCGGACGGTAGCCGGCCGGACGATAGCCGCCGAGCATGGCACGGACGCGGAGCAGCAGGGTCTGCACTCGCCGAAGCTGAAGGGCACGACGGCAGCCGTGCAGCGGCAGATAGACCACCGCATGGAGCGTTACTCGCAGCCTCCTGAGCAGTACCAACTTGGACGACACACGAAATCGCTGAGCCTTGATGACTGGCTTGACGTGATGGAGGGTGGTGATGATGGCGACACGCCGAGAATACCGCTTCCGATGGAGAAGAAGATTGCATCAAAACTGTAGAATCAATAAAAACAAACGATATGAACGAGAAACAGAAAGAGCAGATACGCGAGGCCCTGCGCCTCTATGTGATGAAATATCCGAGCCAAAACAAGGCAGCAGCCAGTCTGGACGGTACGAGTGCGGGCACGGTAAGCTCGGTGCTGAGCGGCAAGTGGGAGAACATCAGCGACGACATGTGGCGCAAGATAGCCTCGCAGGTGGGGACCGCCACCCCTGGTGCCTGGCAGATGGTGGAGACCACGGCAGCAAAGGAGATGGCCTATGCGATGACTGACGCCCAGGAATGGAAGAACGTGACCTGGGTGGTGGGCGAAGCCGGGTGCGGCAAGACCACGGCAGCGAAGCTTTACGAGCGTGAGCACAGCGGAGCCTACTATATTTTGTGCTCGGAAGACATGAAGCGCAGCGACTTTATCCGCGACATTGCGAAGAAGATAGGTCTGAGGACTGACGGCATGACGATAAGAGACATGCTTGACGCAATCATCGGTGCGCTGATACAGACGGAGAGTCCGGTGCTGCTGTTCGATGAAGCTGACAAGCTGACGGAAAGGGTGTTCCACTACTTCATAGACCTGTATAACAGGCTTGAGGACAAATGCGGCATCGTGTTTTTCTCGACCTCTTATATCAAGCGCAGGATGAAGATGGGACTGCGTTATGACAAGAAAGGCTATAACGAGATACACTCCAGGATAGGACGCAAGTTCTTCGAGCTGGAGCAGACAAGTCCGAACGACGTTTATGCGATCTGCGTGGCGAACGGACTGACCGACCGCAAGAAGATAGCTGAGGTGGTGAAGGACGCTGAGCAGTATGACTTCGACCTGCGGAGGGTGAAGAAAGGTGTACACAGAGTGAAGCAGATGGACGCTTGAACGGTGTTCAAATAACATTCAAACGATATGAAAAGAGCGATAAGCGTGAGCGAGCTGCTTTCGATGAAGAAGCAGACCTACAAGCTGAGCGACGAGTGGCGCGAGGCTTTCGGCGAGCCTGAGCGGAACGGAGTGTGGTTCGTGTGGGGTCGAAGCGGAAGCGGCAAGACGAGTTTCGTGCTGAAGCTGTGCAAGGAACTATGCCGATTCGGGAGAGTGGCTTATGACAGTCTGGAGGAAGGTTCGAGCCTGACGATGAAGAATGCCTTTATACGAGCCGGGATGCAGGACGTGGCACGCCGAATGGTGCTGTTGGATGCCGAGAGCATGGAGGACCTTGACAAGCGGCTGTCGAAAAGGAAAAGCCCCGACACGGTGGTGATAGACTCCTACCAATATACGGGCATGAGCTTTGAGGACTATTTGGCTTTCAAGGCCCGGCATCCGAACAAACTGCTCGTCATCATCAGCCAAGCCGAGGGCACACGCCCGAAGGGGCGTACAGCGGTGAGCGTGATGTTTGATGCCTCGCTGAAGATATGGGTGGAGGGATATAGAGCCATATCGAAGGGGCGATATTTCGGGGACAAGGGCTACTACACCATCTGGGCGGAGCGAGCTGAAGAATATTGGACCAATAACGACAAGAAGCAATGAGTAAGGACAAGAACGACTACCGGCAGGGTGACACGATATATATCCTGCTGAAGAAGATCCAGGCGGAGAGCGTGATGAACGAATGGCTGGAGGGTAACTGGCAATGTGACCTGACGGCACACCGCAGCCAGAAGAACAAAGGTTGTGTGGTGCTGGAAACTACCGACCTGATGTTTGCGGCACGGATTATCCAGTGGCACACTTATGAGAGAGTAACATATAAACGCGAGAAACAATGAGCAGTAAGCATCGAATGATATGGCTGACGCCACCAGTTTACGGCAGCAAGGAAGAACGGATCGAGAGCCGAGGATATACTTGCGAATACTGTCATGGTCAGGGCGGTTTTTTAGGCGACCAGAGCAGCCCGAACGACAGCGAATGGAAAATCTGCCCCGTATGTGAGGGCAGCGGCAAGATGGATGCCGAAGTGACCATCAAGTGGAAACCAAGTAAAACGGAAAAGAAATGATATATATTGGGATATTGACCGTAACAACGAATGTCTATGGTTCGCGCAGGACTTTACGCTTCGGCATTGTTCTTGACAAGAAGCGGAAAGGCATAGAGGATAAAATAAAAGAGACGTACCGCAAGAAGTTTGAGGAAAAGATGCAGGAAGTCGGTCTTCCAGCATCGGCTTGCAAATTGTCTTTTAGGTTTGAAACGACACTGCTTGCAGATATAGACCTTGCATTTTTTGGAGATAAAGCAACTGTAAATCCAATAAACATCAATGAAAATGGAAATATTGACAAACATTAAAATGTGGCTTAGCGCAAAGCGCAAGGCCCATAGAGAAAGAAAGGCTGCACAGAAGGCTGCAGCCTTAGTGAGAGAGAGCGAAGCGATAGTTCAGGCTCGCGAGTTCAGCGGTGAGGTGTATGTGTGTTTCAACAACGTGCCTATACTGCCAGCCGACGGGCTGACCTGGGACGTGCCGACGACCCTTGCCGTGGCGAGGGAGGCTTGGCTGAAATGGAAAGAAAAGGAGGCAGCGCATGAACCACGTCGATAACTACGGGAAGTTCTACAAGCTGCTGAAGCTTCTGCCAGGCGCAGACAAGGAGACCCTTGTGAGGCAGTTTACCAACGAGAGAACCGAGCACTTGCGGCAGATGACCGACAAGGAGTATGAGCTGATGTGCAATGAAATGGAGCGTGTTGCGGGCTATGACGAACGACGTGCCGCTCTGCTGAAGGCGAAGCGCAAGGCGCGTAGCGGCGTGCTGCACCAGATGCAGCTGTGGGGTGTGAACACGGCAGACTGGCAAGCCGTGGACCGCTTCTGCGAGGACAAACGTATAGCGGGCAAGGCTTTCCGCTTCCTGGACAGCGAGGAACTGGCAACCCTGAACACGAAACTGCGTGCCATGAACCGCAAGAAGAAAGAAAACGAGTAATGAACCCATAAAAAGAAAAGACAATGGAAACAAAGAACGAGACAGTGGACCCCTTGAAGGGTATGACGAAGGAGCAGCGTGCCGAGCTGTTAGCACGGCTGCAGACCGAGGTAAAGAACGACCGCATGGCGAAGCGCGAGAGCTACGAGGCGCTGCGTGGGCAGTTTATGCATGACGTGCTGGGCAGAGTGGAGAACTTGGAGAGTGAGGTTTCGGGCTTCAAGAAATGGCTTGACGACGAGGTGACAGCTTTCACGAAACTCATGCGCGAGTATGGCGCTGTGAAGAACGAGAGCCAGCAGAGCTACACGATCACTGACGGGGACTTCAAACTTGAGGTGAAGTTTAACAAGGTGAAGGGCTTTGACGAGCGTGCAGACCTTGCAGCCGAGCGCCTTGTGGACTATCTGAAGCGCTACATGGAGGCGAGCGAGAAGGGTGTGGAGGACCCGATGTATCAGATGGCGATGACGCTTCTGGAACGCAACAAGACGGGCGATCTGGACTACAAGAGCATCTCGAAGCTTTATGAGCTGGAGGACCGCTTTGACGAGGAGTATGCAGAAATCATGCGTCTGTTCAAGGAAGCCAATGTGGTGCAGGCCACGGCTACGAACTACTACTTCTCCAAGCGCAATCCAGAGAACGGCGTGTGGAGCCGCATAGAGCCGAGCTTCTGCCGATTGTGAGCCGTGGGGCATAAGCCTCGCCAAGCCTTTTTTAGCCTTTCTGCGTGACGGGAGGGCATGAATTGAAGAAAGCCACCTAAATATGAGCGATTTAGGTGGCTTTTTGATTGCGGTTTAAGGGAAAAAGTTTATTTTTGCAGACTATGAGCAAAGGACGAGACAAGGCACTGATAAGCGCAAGAGACAGAAAGCTGTTTGAGCGCTATTACTATTGGACTGAAGTGAAAAGACTTCGGTTCGATGACGCATTGCAGAAACTCTCGTCGGAAGAATTTTTCATCAGTGAAGGTCGTATCATGCAGATAATCCGCAAGATGATACGCGAAGGCGAGAAGGTGGACGGTGCGGAGCTTCCTGCCGTTGGTTTCAGCGGTTTTCGCGTATCACCGAAAGCGAAATGCGACGCGCGGCAACTTTCACTTTTTCCGTGATAACGGACTCTGATACCGTTGTCTTATAAGTCATTTCATAAACCTTTATACCATGGCTGAACGTGTAGAAGCGTGAGGCTGTGCGTACGAGAGCACCATCATCTGCAGGCCGAAAGTTTTGCAGGACGGTATGTAACTCATGGCGCAGAGCGTTGCGCTCATTGATGCGTTCGGTGGTGTCAGAACCATAGTGCGTGTCATCGTAGCAGTCGATGCAGAGGCGTATGCGTACAGTACAGACCCCCTTTTGAATGCCTGGTGCGAGATTGGACCATTCAGTTTCAGGGGCATCGATGAGGACGCACGGGAATGTGATGGGGTACATCTGGCGTTCATCGTCGGTGTCGTCGATGTTTTCGAGTTGGCCGTAGTCCTCGTCAACAAGCGAGAGCGCAGGAATGGACGTGGCAATAAGGGGTATGAGTTCAGATATTAAGTATTCCATTTTCTATACGTTTAATAGAGTCATTGATAATCGTGTTAATTTTCTGTTTCAACTCACGGCTATCGCCCATGAACTGACGCTGCGGGATGCGTGCAGTGATGCTCAGTTTGGACTTCTTGGTGAGTGCGAGTGCGCGCCACTTGGCGGCTGTAGCCGGGAGCTGTTTTGGCAGCTTGCCCTTGCCCTTGACACCTGCAAGAGCATAGACCTTGGCCCATGCGAAGCGACGCATGCGCTTGGTGACAGACGGGTGTGTGTTGAGGGTGCCGCCATTGTTGTGTATGGCAGCATAGGGCACAGGGTTTGTGACCGTGACCTGTCCGGGCTGTGAGGAGTACTGAATGGATCGCATAAGGTGGTCACGGCGCGAAGTGAGCGGCGTGTACTTGGCATCGGGACCGCCTTCACGTTGTCGTTGTGTAGTCTTCCATGGGTGTAGCCCGTCGTCACGCCAGCCTGCATCTCGGAAGTTTTGCTTGAAATGATTGACGGCTACGATGCCCACCTTGCGCGGCAGTCGGTCGCGGACTTCGCGCTCTATGTCGTCCTTGAGGCGGACGATGCGCTTTTGGATTTCTTTTGCGTCCATGGTCAGAGAACTATTAAGTGAAGAACTATGGCGGCGACGAAGAAGCCGCTGATAATTTGCTTGTAGCGATTGGACGCTGCGAAAAAAAAGAAAAAATTGTTCATAACGTTTGTTTATTAAATAATTATTATTACCTTTGCGATGTGGGGGGAGCGTTTAATCCCGTAAGGGACACGTCCCCCATTCCAGCCAGGGTTTTCACTCTGGCTTTTTTGTTAATATTATTTTTTCTTTGTCTATGCAATAAATGTACTTGAAGAGACGATACTGCGATGTGCCTTTTAGTCCATTGAATTTGGCAAATCCTGTTTCAAAAGTCTCACGGTCAAAATTATCATTCGGGAAGAAAATTACCGCCACTTCAGCATCTGGTTTTGAAACGCAGTGCTTGAGAGCTTGCCGTATGTTATTGGCGGTTGCCGTTTCAGCTCCTGCAATTTCAAAGAGCATATCGTCCCATGTGCCTTCAGTATTTTTATGATTGAGAATGGTATGGTCCTCTTTTTCTAAAATGACCTTATGCCCATTTCTAAAACCAATGTCCTGTGCCGTTATCTCATACCAGCCTTTCTTTTTGTCTATATTGTGGTCAATATGAGTGGCTTTTAACCCCATACTCGTTTCATCGAAAAGGACATCCTTATAAGAAGTATTATTGCTATACTGCAGAAATTCTCTGTATCGATCGTCTCGCTCCTTATTTGGGAATGTGGCGTTGATTTTCGCACACTCAAAGCAATGCTTTTTCTCGTTTTTGAAAAACGCTTGAGCCTTATTCTTTACGCCCTTATTGAACGGACACGCTACGCAGGACTTAGGGAAATAGGGATGGTCTTGTGAGAAGGTGTGCCCATCCTTTCCGGGATTGTTTGTGAGTCCTGGCTGTGGAGCCTCGCCAGCGAACTCCGCCTTCAGTTCTGGCGTAGGAGGGTCGTCGGTCTGTTCAAGTGAACACTTGCAGTTCCATCGGTCGCCGGGGTGGTGTTCGTCCCAGAACGGGTCGGAGACGGGCAGCGTGAGCTTTCTCTCCCAAAAGGCGCGGTGGCTGCTATCGGGCTTTGGCGACGTGGTCGGCATCCAACGGAGGTTGGGCATAACATCAGCATCGCGGATGAACTGCTGCCAGTCGGCGGCATTATGGGCACGTATGAGAGCCGTGTCGTACTCGGTGCGCAGCCACGCGCCGACATAGTGGGAAGATATACTTTTTACATCGTCAACCCACTGGCGGAACGGTTTTAACGTGCCGTCGGGATTGAGGAGGCGTGCCGCCATGCGCTCGGACATGGAATGCACCTTGAAGGCAGCAAAGACCTCGTTGGAATGACGGAGGGCGGCGAGGAAGCTGTCACGATGTGTAGGCGCACTACTCTGCAGCAAGCCCGAGACCGTGGCCTCGTTGAGAACGCGCAGTACCTCGTGCCACATTGTAGGCTCGACGGCAAGCGAGGTGTCGAAGCCGTTGTATATGGCACGGAGATACTGCTGCAGTACATCGGTGGAGAACGTGAACGAGGACGCGACATTGTGGAAATGTCCCGAGCAACAGGCACATGAGCCGTCGTAATAGAGCCTATCGATCAGAAGTCGGAATCCGCCCCTGGCAACGGGGCGAGCCCGAAAAAACCTCTCAAATGGTTTTTTATCGTTTTTTGAACGGTGTTTGAGCCGTCTTTTTTGTTGTCCTCCTTATGGTTGTGCCCATCATCGTCTGGAGCGTTGAGCGCATTGCGCATGGCGGCCCTCTCCGCTTCCTTCTGCGCCTTGAGCTCGTCGTAGTTGTCGGGCTTGGCTATGCAGAAAGTTTCGTAGAGATAGTCATCGTCGATAGGGAGCCCCATGGAAGAGAGCTTCTGCACGATGTCGATTTGCTGCGATGGATTGATTTTGTCCTTTTTGGCATAGACGAACTCGCCACCCTCGACATTGAACCCGAGGTCGGCGAATATCTGCCGCATGTCGTAGTTGAGAATGTCGAGAATGAAATCGCGGTCATCGGCGTTCATTTCGTCCTCTTCCTCCTTGTGCACCTCACCAAGCGCTTGTGTTCCTGTTTCTTTGGCATCGGTTGTGAGTGTATTGCCGAGCACGCGGATTGAAATTTTGGAGTCCCAATATTCGGCAAATGTTTTGTAAAGCTCTGACGAGCCCGACTTGTTGGCCGCCTCTATGAGCGTAAGTTCGGAATCCTTTGGGTGTATGTAGACCGCATTGGCACCCTGCGAGCGCGCTTCTGCGACCAGTCGGCGACGTGCCTGCTCGTCGCCAGCATCATAGGTGTACTCACGGATAGGCATACCGAAAATATTGCAGAAGCGTGCCCAATCAGCCATATCCCCACGCTTGTAAAGGACAGCGGGTAGGAGTTCGGCAAAAATTCCGAGCTCACGCTCCTTTCCGACAAAGAGCATATTGGGAAACTGCTCAACCGGTATACCATCTATCTCCCCCTGGTACTTGAGAATGCGCCGGTGTATAGGGTCATAGTGTTTACGGTTGATGAGATCATAGCGTATGAAGCCATCATCATCGCGCCAGAACTGCATGATGGAGAAGCCGTAAAACTCAGAAAGGACACAATCCTTTCGGAACTGCTTGAACCATGGCGAGCGAATCTGACTGTTGATTTCCTCGTCGGGTTCGCCGTTGCGCTGGAACTCGATGGGAATCTTGGTAACCCCTCTCAACCGCTTTGCGAGCACCCCCGATAGATGGAGGTCGAGCATAGCGGACTCATACATGTCGTAGAGCCGGACACGGTTGGAATAGTCGATGCCCTGCGCTGCCTTGACAGACGCCATGTAGGCTTTCATGTCGAAGAAGAAGACCTCAGGCATCTGCAGCACGATGTCGGGCTGTCGCTGCCCGGGTGATGTGAGCATACCACCCTGTGTGATGCGTTTTTGTGAGGTACGCATAGACCTATTTGTTTTTAAGTTCTTGTTAGCCATATTGATGATGATTTATGATCAGAGAAAGACAGGTCGTACCTCGTCGGCTGCAATCTGCCAGCGTGAATTGTCGGCCAGAGTGTCGTCGGGTAGCAGCGGTGCCCCATCAATAGTGATGTCGCCAGCCATTACGCCTTTAAGCCACTCAATGGCGCGGTCGTAGCGGTCCTGCCGTATCTTCGCAATCTTGTAGGGATTGTGCTGACAAAAGATGTGAAACACAGCGATGTCTACGGCGAACATGAGAATGAGTGCGTGGCGTTTTGCCCCACGCGCGGAGAATATAGCGTCGCAGTCGTAGGCTTTGTTGAGATATGACCGCATTTCGGCAACAGCTCGATCCTCGCACACCTCTATGATTTGCGGGTCGTAAGCCGGTGTGTCCTTGCGCAACAATGCATCGAGGATGTCGCGGTGAATAGAGGCGTCGTAATCGGATAATGAAATAAAGTTGTCCATATAAAAACATGATATTTTGAGTTTTGAAATTGTTATTACATACGATACGGGTTGTCCTCGTTGAGCTCGGCATAAGAGACGGTGTATGTAGGCTCCATCTCAGCCGTCTTGATGTCGTTGATGGTGACCGCTCCCTCGACGGCATCGGGTCCGTCGGCAGGATAAGGCAGCGTGAGCTCGAAGAGCTTGAACTGGTTTATGAGTTCCTGCATCATGGGATTGTCCCGCTCCTGCTCGTTGAAGACCCAACGACACTCTCGGTCGATGGGTTCGAGATTAGCCTCGATGCGCGTAGCCTTGTCTGTCTTTTTGCGGTCGTCGCCCTTGATGTAAAGCTCCCGTCGTCGGTCGCGGCACTGATCACGCAGCAGCGGTCGGAAGATCTGGTTGAAAAACGGGTCCTGTAGCTTGTTGTTCTCCATATACCAATAGACATTGGCTTTATGTGCGACATAATCGTCCATGGCAAAATACCAGGATATGAAGTTGGCATTGGTCTCGCGGGCGAGGAAAGCCTTGATGACATAGTAGACCCCCTTGAGCTTGCCGACAAGAACGAGCGCTTTTGTTGACGAGGCCTTTTTGCGAGAATCAGAGTAAGCAGGGTCGCCATATCCGATGAGGAAGCGGAACTTTGATAGCGGCGGCACTTTACCGTAAGGCAGGTTCTTGAAGATTTTTCCTTCTGCCACGGGGTTGTTGAAATATTCGCCTTGCTGCGCCTTTACTGAGATTTTGGAAAGGATGCGGTCTATTTGCTCCTCCTTGTTCTTCTGCGGCCATGTGGAGCGTCCTGCGGCGTCGCGTATGTTGACAATGTCCCATGAGTTAGCGAGATGTCCTGCGCGTGTGATGCAGCAGTCCTTTGCGATGATGTTGCCACACCAAAGAACCAACGTTGGTTCAGAGATGGAGCGTGTAGGATAAAGCGCGTGCTCCGCCCAGTCCCATTTCTTGTCGAGTGTGACAGGGTTGCGGCAGTCTTCATCGGTGTCGTAGTCATCAAAATAGAGGATGTCGGGACGTATAGCCTCGTTACGCATACCACGTGGAGCAGAACCTGCTCCGAGGGCAATGAACTTGGCTCCACAGCGGCACGAAAACTCAGAATCAGTCCACTGTCCGATGGTGGTCTGCTCGCCGTAGAACTGGCGTATGCGCGGATTAGACTCGAAATTGATTTTGAACGGGAGGAGCAGACGCTTAGCCGAGTCGATGGTGGCCGATGCCAGAGCGACAAAGCGCTTGCGCCGTGTGAGCGTAAGGAACATGAGAATGAACATGGCGACGGTGGACTTTGCCAGCTCGCGCGACCATGAGAGCACCTCGTACCACTCGTCGTTGGCAATGACGCGCCGTATGGCCCGAATATGGAACGGTGCGAACTCGTATTTTGCGTAAGCCGGGAAAAAGAACTTTATCCATTCTATGGGGTCGCGTTCAAGTTGAGCACGTTGGCGCTCTATGTCCTGACGCGTGAGGCTGTTGTCGACCTCAACACCGCGCAGTAGGCTTTTGTGAAACTCCTCCCAAACGGCAAGAGACTGTCTGTCTTTAGCTGTAGCCATTACTTACGGGCCCTCCCTGCCTGATCCTTGATGAACGCATCGAAATAGTCGTTGAACGTGCGTGCCGCTTCGGCATCGACGGGGCGCAGCCATGAGAGGAATCGCATGGCAACAGAGACGCAATCGGATACGCCGATGTCCTGTTCCAGCTTTTTGACGGCTCCAGCAGTCTTGACGATGGCATCGGCCTCCTCGGTTGTCGGGAAGCGTTCGCCAGGCTGTCGAGCTTCAATCCGCTTGTTGATTTCGGCGAGTTGGCGCTTATATTGCGCGATGAGCTGTTCTGTTGTGATGGTGCGTGAAGCCTTCAGCTCCTCCCATGCTCCATCGCGGACCCACCGCGAAACAGTCTGACGTGTGGTTCCCACCTTAGCTGCAATCTCCTCCTGGGTGTATGCTCCGTCGAGGAAGAGGGACTGGGCTATGCCTTTTTTGTCGATATTGTTTTTTGTCATAAGATGAAATAAAAAATGCTTGTTAACAGGATGCAAAGTTCTATGTTTTCGGGTAGAAGTTCAAACCGATGTTTTATGATGACGCCAGGAAAAGTGACGATAACATCAGGAAACGACACTATAAAAACACGGTTTGCAAGCGGACGGATTTTTATAGAATTTTGCAAGCGGAAATTTAAAAACAGAACGCGAAATGAAGTTTTTCAACACAATACCAGGTGACGGCGAGGTGGCCATACTGCTGTACGGCGACGTGGGCGACGGACAGAAGGTGGACAGTGGCCGCGTGGTGAGCGAGCTGATGGCTCTGCAAGCGCAATACGACAAGATAGACGTAAGGATAAACTCGAACGGCGGCGACGTGTTCAGCGGCATAGCGATATACAATGCGCTGCGCACCTCGAAGGCTGACATAACGATATATGTGGACGGTGTGGCAGCGAGCATAGCAGGCATAATCGCTCTATGCGGCAAGCCCCTCTATATGTCGCCGTACGCGAAACTGATGCTGCACGCTGTAAGCGGCGGTACATGGGGCAACGCCTCAGCCCTGCGCCAGACGGCAAGCATGATGGAGACGCTGTAGGGCGACCTGGCACGCATGATAGCCCACCGTTGCGGTATGGAGGCAAAGGAGGTGACCGCCCGCTACTTTGACGAGAAAGACCATTGGATAAGCGCAGAGGAAGCGGTGAGTATGAAACTGGCAGACGGACTGTACGACATGGGCGAGAAGCCCGAAACGGAGCCGAAGACCGCCGGTGAGGTATATCAGTATTTCAACAACCGGCTGCAGACGCAGCCACAAAACCAGAATAAAGACATGGCACTATTAGAAGAACTGAAGAAAATGCCCACGTTCAAAGATGTGAACAGCGAGGCAGAGCTGCTGATGAAAGCCCAGCAGCTGGAGAACCAAGCGATCAAGGCAGAAGCCCTGGAGAAAGCCAACAAGGCGTACAAGGAGAAAGCCGAGGCAGCCGAAACAGCCGAGGTGGAGGCTATCGTAAACAAGGCTGTGAGCGACGGCAAGATTGGCAAGGAGCAGGTGGCGACCTTCAAGGCTCTGATGAAGAGCGACCGTGCAAACACCGAGTCGCTACTGAAGGGCATGAAAGCCCAGAAGCCCCAGATGCGTGCAGCAGCTTATATCGACGAGCACCCCACCGGCAGCAGCTTTGCCGACAAGAGCTGGGACGAGCTGGACCGATGCGGCCTGCTTGCGGTGCTGAAGAACTCAGACCCGGGACTGTTTGCAGCGAAGTATAAGGAACGCTTCGGTGTGGACTATAACAACTAACGGAATAATAACGAAAGAAAAAGGAGAAAAAAGAAATGGCATTGAACAAACAAATCTGGCTGAACACTATTGTCGAGAACTTCTACCCCGACAACTCGTTTGCCTCGAAGAGTATCGACGACTCTACCTTTGTGAACTACAAGACGGTACACATCCCGAATGCGGGCACCCCGTCGGGTGTGGAAATAAACCGCACAAAGAAGCCCGCGAGCGTGAGCCAGCGCACGGACAACGAGCTGACCTATGACATGGACGAGCTGACCACGAACCCCATCTACATTCCGAACATCGACACTGTGGAGCTGAGCTACGACAAGCGTAACAGTGTACTGAGCAACGACCGCCAGCAGCTACAGAAGGTGGCAGCACAGAACCTGCTGTATCGCTGGGCGAAGGGTGCGAACACACTTAGCACCAGCGGTGCGGCGCGCAAGGCGCACACTTCGGAAACTGCGACCGGCAACCGCAAGAAGTTTACGAAGGCGGTAGTGATGGAGGCGATGGTGAAGATGAACGTGGACGACGTGCCGACAGAGGGCCGCTATATGCTGCTTGACGCAGTGCAGTATGCGGATCTTTTGGACGACCTGACAGACAAGGAGCTCTCGGCATTCCAGGCTGTAGCAAATGTGAGCAAGGGCGTGATGGGACAGCTCTATGGCTTCAGTATCATGCAGCGTTCGAAGGTTCTGCGAGTGAAGGCAGACGGTTCGACCGTTATCAGATGGGAAGATGAGGGCGAGGCGACAGAACTTGCCGCAGGCCTTGCCTGGCAGCAGCAGTGTGTAAGCCGCGCTCTCGGCGAGGTGAAGATGTTCTCGAATGAGGACGATCCGCAATACTACGGTGACATCTACTCGTTCCTGGTGCGTGTTGGCGGCAGTCCGCGCCGCTATGACAAGAAGGGTGTGTACCTTATCACTGAGGGTGCTGCAGCGTAGAGAAGGAAAGGAGAATAGCTTATGCAACTACCGAGAGTGAAGATACAATTTCTGACGGGGCAGCTGGGCACCGTGGGCGACAGTCCGGACGGGCTGTTCGCCTTGGTGTGCGGCGCTGCAGCCGTTGGGAGCACGTTCGCGCTGAACACGGCGTATGAGGTGACGAGCATGGACAGTGTGCAGGCCCTGGGCTTGACTGAGGAAAACAATGAGGTGCTGTGGAAACATCTGTCGGAGTTTTATGACGAGGCTGGTGCCGGCGTGAAGCTCGTGGTTATGGGCGTGAGCCCGACGACAACGATGACGGCGCTTCTGGACTATACGAAGACATCAGCAGGAAGCGTGCGCTGGCTTGTGGAGAAGGAGAACGGTGCGCTGCGAGGCGTGGGCGTGGCGAACGTGAACACGCTGTCGAGCGAAACAAGCCAGGAAGGCATAGACAAGGACGTGCTGACAGCTGCTGCAAAAGCGCAGCAACTGGGAGAATGGGCTACGACAGAGCTGTATGCACCGATGGTGACTCTGCTGGAAGGCAGAAACTACACAGAAGCGACGGAACTGCACGACCTTACAAAGGAAACGTGGGACAGAGTAGGCATCGTGGTGAGCGACACGAAAGCCGGAACGAACGGGGCGTGCATGGGCACGCTGCTTGGACGTGCGGCGAGCGTGAGCGTGCAGCGCAACATTGGCAGGGTGAAGGACGGGAGCCTGAAACCTCTGGAGATGTATGTCGGCGAGAAGAAGACGGAGGAGGCCAGTGAGAGCGTGAGGAAGCTGTACGAGAAGGGCTACATCGTGGCGCGGAAGTATGTGGGCAGGAGCGGCTACTACTGGGCTGACGACAACCTGGCGTGCGACCCTACGGGGGACTATGCGAAGCTGGCGCTGCGAAGAGTGATAGACAAGGCGTACCGCACGGCGTATGACACGCTTCTGGACATGCTTCTGGACGAACTGGAGGTGAACGAAGACGGTACGCTTGACACTGGCGTGGTGAAGAGCTGGCAGCAGACGGTGGAGACAGCGATAAACCGCAAGATGACGGCCAACGGCGAGCTGAGCAGCGGAAGCGACGGCGAGGGCTGCGTATGCAAGATAGACGAGACGCAGAACGTGCTGGCGACGAGCATGGTGAAGGTGACGCTGAAGGTGCGCCCTTACGGCTATGCGCGTTATGTGGACGTGAACCTGGGATTCCAAGTGACAACAAACGGCTAAAGAAGAAAGGAGGATAAGAATGTTCAATTCAAGAGAGTACGAGTGGAGCGACGTGAACGTGGTGGCTGCGGGCAGACCGGTGACTGGCATAAGGGGCGTGAAATACTCGTCGAAACAGGAGAAGGAAGTGCTGCACGCGAAGGGCAACAAGCCCCACAGCATACAGAGGGGCAACAAGACGTATGACGGCGAGCTGACGGTGACGCAAAGCGAATATGAGGCGCTGCGTGCTGCCGGTGGCGGCGATATACTGGACATCAGCATAGACATCGTTGTGGCTTACGGTAACCCGAGCAAGGGTGACGTGATAACGACGGACCTGCTGATGGGTGTGGAGTTTACGGAGGACAACACAGAATGGAAGCAGGGCGACAAATTTCAGGAGAAGTCGCTTCCGTTTATCTTCCTGGACAAGAAGAGCGTGTAGGGAGCGTTTGAACAGTAATTGAAAACCATTTAAAAAGAACAGAAAAATGATTTTTGAAAAGAAACACATTGAGGAACTTAAAGCCAAACACGGCGAGATATTCTTGATAGAGACACAGGGCAAGAGCTGCATCATCCGCAAGCCGAACCGCCGTGACCTTAGCTATGTGAGTGTGGAGAAAGACCCCATCAAGATGCAGACTGCTCTGCTCAACCAGTTGTGGGTGGAAGGTGACGAGGAAATCAAGACCAATGACGATTATTTCTTCGCAGCCTGCAACACGCTGGATGAAGTGCTGAAAGTGAAGGAGGCTGAGATAAAAAAACTTTAGAGGAGGCTGAAATCGACGATACCGGGGCAGGTGATATTCTCTACCTGAATACACTTTTGAGATATTACATGCACATAGACCCAGACACCCTGGCCGATGCGGAATGGGCGTGGACTATCCGGTATTTAATAGACATCAGAAAAGAAGAGGCAAAGGCAAATGGATAGTGTACTTAAATTCCTAATCAAGCTCCAGGCAGACCAGGGCAATGTGCTGAGCGTGGCACGGCGCACGTCCGAGCAGCTGGACACCATATCCCGAAAGGCGACATCCGTGGGTACCCGCCTTCGGGAAGCCTTCTCCTTCTCTAATTTCAAGAACTCGCTCTCCTCGCTGCCTGGCATGGACTTCCTTATGAACCCGTACACGCTGATGGCTTCGGGGGTGGGCGCACTGACCACCATCGGGGCGCAAGCCGAGCAGACATCGGTGGCGTTCAAGACATTGGTTGGCAACGAGACCATGGCCGCAAGGATGTTGAATGACATCAACAAGTTTGCGGCACGGACACCGTTTGAGCCGCTTGACCTTGAAAACAACGCCAAGATGATGCTCGGCTTCGGCGTTAACGCACAGAAGGTTGTGCCGTATCTGAAGCAATTGGGCGACATTGCCATGGGCGACAAAGAAAAACTCGGTGGCCTCTCGCTTGTGTTCGGTCAGGTGGCATCCGCAGGAAAGATGCAGGGGCAGGACTTGATGCAGTTCATCAATGCCGGTTTTAACCCATTGAAGGAACTGCAGAAGATGACTGGCAAAAGCTATGCGGAGCTGCAGGACATGATGAGCAAAGGACAAATCGGCTTTGATGCTGTGGCGGCAGCCATAAACCATGCGACGGGTGCCGGTGGCGCTTTCGAGGGAATGTCCGACAAACTGAGCCAGACCGTCAGCGGCAAGTTCTCGACACTGATGGGCAATATAAGGCAGTCAGCCGTTGACATGTTCGAGCAGCTGAAACCAATCGTCAGCGGACTGATGGATGCGTTTATGGCGATAGTGCCGCCGATAGCGACCGCACTGTCAAAAATACTGTCGGTCGTTGCTGGTGTTATCAACTTCATCATGCAGTGGAAAACGGAACTCGGCTACCTCGCCGTGGTTGTCGGTGTCGGCACGGTGGCGTTCAACCTCCACACGATAGCCTTGTGGGGAATGGTCGGTGCCATTAAAATAGTCTCTGCCGTGACAAAGGCATGGGAGGGTGTGCAGTGGCTGCTGAACGTGGCTCTCAACGCAAACCCCATCGGCATCGTCATTACGGCGGTGGCTGCTTTGGTAGCCGGTATCGTGTATTGTTGGAACAGATTTGCTGGATTCCGCGCCTTCCTGCTCACTATGTGGTCTGTGATAAAAGGACTCGGCGGCATCATCAAGGACTACTTGATAGACCGTTTCAAGACCCTGCTCAGTGGCATCGGTAAAATCGGTGACGCCATGGCGAAACTCTTTGACGGCGACTTCAAAGGGGCTTGGAACAGTGCCGTGCAAGGCGTGAAGGATATAACCGGCGTATCGAGCACCGAAAAGGCATTAAATGCGACAAAGCAACTTGTAAACGGTGTCAAAGACGAGTACGATCGGAACTATGTCCGCGAGAGCGCGAAAGACAAGCCGAAGAAGTCCGCAGCCATATCCACCCCAGGAGTGAAAGGCAGCGACACATCGTTCTCTTTCGGCTCTGCCACTGACGGGAAAGGAGGTAAAGGCGGCAAGGGAGGCAGCGGCGGACGCAAGACAGCCGAGGCTCTTGCCACCGGCGGCACACGCAACACATCGATAAACATCTCCATTGGCAAGTTTTTCGACAATATCCAGATAACAATGAACGACAAGAGCGATACGGCAGAGCTGGAGCGTGTGGTGCTCCAGTGCATGAACCGCGCCCTGTCAATAGCAACCAGTACAGACCGATGAGCACGACAAACAAATTCATACTACAGAACCTTGCGCTGAGGGCAGCGGGACTGACCAAGGTACCGCCCTACTGGCTGTTCCGTGAGAACAATTTCTTCGGCAAGAACCTCGGCTACATTCAAGGTGGCAAGACGATACCCGACAGCTCAGGCTTCGATGTGACAAAAATCACAGAAGAAGAGCTTGAGGATATAGTCCGTACAAATGCGCTTGGTGTTCCTATGGTGATGCCGCTGCGTTTCCAACTGGAGGAGGCAGGTGCCGAGGAGTGGCTGTTCCCAGTGGAGCCGATGATAAGCGTCAACGGACAAAATATACTGACGCGTCGCCATGTGTCGAAAGGAAAGGTGAAAGGCAGCATCAAAGAGCGATGGACGCAAGATGACTACACGGTTAGGATAGAAGGCATCCTAATGAGCGAGGATGGCAGCTACCCAGACACTGACGTGACAAGGCTGAAGAACTTCTGCGAGTCTGGACATGTGAAGGCGTTGTGCCCATTGCTGGAGATATTCGGCATCAGCCAACTGGCAATAGAGAGTTGGGACATACCGTTCACTATCGGCAGGACAAACCAGAACTACACCATCCAGGCATACAGCGATGACATCTATAAGCTGCTGTTGAGCCGTGAGGATCTAAACACATAATACAATATGTACACGATGACTTATGACATAACGGTCGGCAACTACCGACTCGGAATGCTCGACAAAGTGGAGATACACAAAAGTGTAGAATTGCTTGCTGACACCGCTACTATAACGCTGCCTGGAGCAGAATATAATGCGGCACTGCAGATTGAGGATAAACTGAAACGTGGTGACAAGGTGTGCATAAAGTTCGGATATGAAGAAACTGGACTTGAAACGGAGTTTGAAGGCTGGCTACAGCGCATATCCACCGACGGCGGCGACATAAAGCTGATTTGCGAGGACGACCTGTTTCTGTTCAGAAAAGACATACCGAACGAGGTGCTGCAGAAAGTGACGCTGAAAGACCTGCTCGCAAAGGTCGTTGACGGCTGCGGTATCTGTTGCAGTGTCGAGTGTTCCTACTCATGGACATACAGCAAGTTCGTGATAAACAATGCCACCGGCTATGATGTTCTGAAGAAAGTTCAAGAGGAAAGCGGTGCCGACATCTATATGCAGGATGGTGTGCTGCACATACACCCACCAGGCGAGAAAGTGGGCGAAGAGCGTTTCTACGACTTCTCGCTGAACATCGAGGAAGAAAGCCTTACCTATCACCGTGCGCAGGACAAACGGCTGCTTGTTGTAGTGAAGGCACTCATGCCCGACGGCACGGTCAAAGAAATCGAGACTGGCACGACAGGCGGTGACAAGATAGAAATCAAGTGTCCGACGAGTGACGAGGCCTCGATGAAGGCTCGCGGTGAGCTGGAGGTGAAACGGCGGAGCTTTGACGGTTATGAGGGCAGCATAACGGGATGGCTGGTGCCGATGTGCAAGCCGGGTGACAGCGCTGTGCTGCGTGACCGTGACTATGAGTATAAGGACGGGACGTACTTTGTTGCGGCTGTGACAACGGAGTTCGGCAGGGATGGCGGCAAGAGGAAGGTGACGTTAGGTTTTAAGTTGAGCTAAAAAGAAAAGGAGAAAACGGAATGGACGAATACAGGAGGCTGCAAGAACTGCTGAGGGGCGCTGGCGGCGGAAGGGAGACGACGCTGTACCAAGGCGTGGTGAAGAGCGTGGAGGGTCAGACCTGCACGGTGACGGTAGGAAAGGTGGACGTGCCAGGGGTGCGGCTGAAGGCCTCGGAAACGGAAGACAAGGGGCGGATGCTGGTGACACCAAAGGTGGGGACGGCGGTGACGATGGGGAGCCTGAGCGGCGACATGGCAGAGCTGGTGGTGGTGCAGGTGGACCATGTGGAGAGGATAGAGGTGAACGGCGGACTGTTGGGCGGACTGGTGAACATAGGCGAACTGACGGCGAAGATAAACGAGCTGGTGGACGCATTCAACAGCCACACGCACCAGGTGACGGTGGCGCATCCCGGTGGCACGTTTACCACTGTAAAGCCGATGAAGGCGGCGAACCGCTTTGTCCGTGGGGACTATGAGGACGAAACTATAAAGCACTGAGGAGAGGATGAAAGGAATAGAACTGCGATATGACGGCAACGGCAACGTGCTGGAACCTGCTGTGAGGAACGGCATGATGGCCGTGGGGGACACGCTGCGGCAGAACCAGGCTTTGCTGCTGACGCTGCACAAGGGGGAGCTGAAGGAGCGTCCGTCGGCAGGCGTGGGGCTGAGCGACATGCTGCTGGACAATGACCCTATATACTGGCGCACGGAGATAAAGGAGCAGCTGGAGATGGACGGTCAGACTGTGGCGAAGGTGAGGATCACGGAGAAGGGTGTGGAGATAGAGGCGAGTTATTAACAGAAAAAAAGGAAAGGAAACTGAATGATGATACTGGAACATTTTATGAACAAGCTGTCGGTGGTGCTGTCGACGGCATGGGGCTGGGTGGTGTGCGTAGGACTGATTGTGGCAAACTTCCTGGCGGGGTATGAGACGATGGTGGGCTTCACGGTGGTTGCAGTAGTGATGGATGCAACATGGGGCATTGCATCGAGCGTGAAGCAGGGACGGTTCACGAAGAGCGAGCTGATTAGGGACTCGCTGTCGAAGCTGGCTGTGTACGGCTCAGTGATACTGCTGTTCATACTGATAGACAAACTGCTTGGCGTGGGGAACGGGCTGTCGACGAGCGTCATCTGCATCTGCATCATACTGGTGGAGTTGTGGAGCACGGCGGCGAGCATGCTGATATGTTTCCCGAACATGCCCTTCCTGCAACTGCTGAAGAAGGCTCTTGTGGGCGAGATAGCGAGCAAACTGAATGTGAAACCCGAGGACGTGGAAGCAGCCCTCGACAAAATGAGAAGAAAATGAGAGATATAAAATACATAGCCGTACACTGCACGGCAAGCAGCCAGACGACAACAGTCAGAGGTCTGGAAATGGAGTTTAAGCGTAAGGGGTGGAAGAACCCGGGATACCACTATGTGGTGAGCGCGGACGGCGTGATACACCAAATGCTGGACGAGGAGAAGGTGAGCAATGGCGTGAAGGGATGGAACTCCCGACTGATAAACGTGGCGTATATAGGAGGCATAGACGCTACGGGCAAGGCTATCGACAACCGTACGGAGGCGCAGAAGAAAAGCATGAGGGCATTGCTGAAACAGCTAAAGGGCAGATACCCGAAGGCGGTGATACGGGGACACCGCGACTTCTCGCCCGACCTGAACGGCGACGGAAAGATAACGCGCAACGAGTGGATAAAGGCGTGCCCATGCTTTGACGCCGGGGAGGAATACAAGGACATCTAAAAAGGGAACGACGAATATGAAACACATTTTATGGCTGTTGGTGGTGGCACTCATGGCGAGCTGCGCCACCACAAGAAAAACGAGCGAGAGCCATGAGAGCCGAGTGGTGAAAGACTCGGTGGCTGTAAGGGACTCCATAGTGACGAGAGACTCAGTGGTGATACGCTACGAGACGAGGGTGAAGGACTCGACGGTGGTGAAAGACTCAACGGTGCTGACAATAGACCAGGAGGGCAACGTGGTGAAGAGCGAGCACTACCGCAACACGGAGCGCAACCGGGAACAGAACCGAGACACTGCAAGCGAGAGCCAACATGCGGAGCAAAGGAACGGCACGACCATGCAGGCAAGCCGTGACACGCTGAACCACTGGACTGAGAAAAGCGAAAAGAAGGAGACCGATGTGCCGTGGTACGTATGGCTTACGGGCGGAGTGCTCGTGAGCGGTGTATGGGGCATCGTGTGGTTTTATACATTCGGTTGGAAAAAGGCGTAAGGCTATGGAGGTGACGGTGAAAGACGGCCAGACGCTTGCGGACATAGCAGTGCAGGAGCACGGAACGTGGGAGGCGGCACTGGACATGGCCATGGAGAACGGCGTGAGCCTGACAGACGCGCCCGAGGCTGGCACGACACTGCGGCTACCCGACGGCGTGAAGGAGAACCGCGTGATGAAGAGTTACTGCAAGGCACACGAGGTGAGCCCGGCGACGGCAAGGGACGAGAGCAGCGTAAGGCTACGGATTTTCGGTGAAGAGTTTACGAAGGAATACATGTAACTACAAGAAACAAAGGACATGGCAAGGACAACGGCAGAAATAAAGAAAACGATGACGGACGCCTTTATGGCGGACGCGACGATAAGGGAGCGCTACGGGCTGAAGACTGGCGCGACGTGGGGCGGGACGTTCTCGGACGTGAGCGTGGAGAACGTGCTACTGTGGGTGGTGGCCGCTTGCTGTCATGTGGTGGAGGTGCTGACCGAAAGGTGGGTGCAAGACGTGGAGGCGAAGATGGCAAGCGCCGTCGTGGCGAGCGTGCCGTGGTACTACAAGGTGGCGAGAGCCTTTCAATACGGCGACGCGCTGGTGCTGGACGAGGCGACACAGCAATACGGATATGCCACGGCGGACGAGGGGAAGCAGGTGGTGAAGTATGTGGCGGTTAGAGACCGTGGTACGAGTGTGGAGATCCTGGCGAGCGGCGAGAAGGGCGGTTTGCCGGAACCGCTTTCAGATGGTGTTTTAACGGCTTTCAAACAGTATATGAACAGGGTGAAGATAGCTGGCGTGGTGCTGAACATACGCTCGCAGAGGGCAGACCGGCTGACGGTGAGAGCCAGGATATGGGTGGACCCGCTGGTGATAGGCACGGACGGAAGGCGCATATCGGACGGGGTGAGAGCCGTGGACGAGGCGATAAAGGCGTATCTGAAGAACATCGTGTATGGCGGCACGTTCAACAAGACGCGGCTGACGGACGCGATACAGGCGGTGGACGGCGTGGAGGACGTGGAGCTGGGCGACTGCCAGTATATGACGGCGACGGGGACGGCGTGGACCACGATAAAGGGAAACAACTATACGGCGGCAGGTGGGAGCCTGACGGTGGAGGGACTTGAAAACTCGATGAGCTATGTGGTGGAAAGTTGACATGGTGAAAATGGCGGTGCAGCTGCTGCCGCCGGTGATGAGAGGCGGACTGACGGTGGCTCTGCTGAAGGTGCTGACGCTGCCAGTGAGGTATATATACGAGCAGCTGACGGCACGGCGCAAGAACGCGGACAGGCGGCTGAACACGACGGCCAACGTGATGTATATAGAAAAGGCGCTGAACGAGGTATTCTATCTGAAAGAACGACAGATATGGATAGAGAGCACGGAGGCTGAGGATGTGGTGTTCTGGCACAGGCGCAACGAGCTGCAGAAGGACTGCTACATGTACCGACGGACGGAGAGGGGCGTGATGCTGAAAAGGAGGGGCGAATGCTCGTACAAGGACAGCTTTGTGGTGTGGGTGCCGACGTTCCTCTGCACATCGGAGAATACGGAGGAGGACAAATACGGCGGCAGGAACCTGCGAGAGATAAGGAATCTGCTGAGTTATTATAAACCTGCGGGACGAACGTACCGCATAGAACTTTATGACTATGAATAGACTGAAATTCAACGAGGGCGGGCAGCCCGTGTATGTGGATGACCTGGAGACGCTGCAGGAGAACGACACGGCGAGTATGAGGCAGCTGCTGGAGGCTCTGACGGGCGGCGTGAAGGCGTACCTGCTGACAGATTGGAAAACCGAGTTTGTGTCGGTGGACGTGGAAAAGAGCACGACCACAACAAAGATATATGCAGGGACAGCCGTGGTGGACGGTGAGTTCGTGACATGGGACGACGCAACCATCGTGGTGCAAAGCTGGGATGACCCGATATACCTCTGCATCAAGCGCACGGAGACGGACAACCGCGTGTTTGAGGACGGACAGACAAGGGCATGCGCCGTGGAAACGAAAGGCTACCTGAGCACGGACAAAAGCGGCGCGATGGAGAGCTACTGCATATATGACCTGCCAGTGATGAAAAAGTTGGTGAGAAAGTCCATTGGCATAGAGGAAGAGCCGAGCTACAAACAGCTGAAGGTGACGTTCTGCAATGGTTATACGGGAACGGTGATGTACAAGGAGATGGAAGAAATGTACCGTATAAAAGTGAACATAAGAAGCACAAGCAACGAAGAAGTAACTGGCAGCATTGCCTTGTTCTATTATGACGGAGTTCTGCCAGATGCGTTTGTCACGTCGACGAGAGGGTATGTTCAGACGGAAAACGGAGTGCAGGACTACAGCCTCAGTTCGTTTGAAAGGACGGTGCGAGCAGACGTGTCCTTACCATTCGATGATGTGGACAGACCTTCAGCATTACCGATAAAAATGATTTTCGACCTACCAAAATAAAAACAGCTTATGGAAACGATATACAACCTACAGAAACGCGCCTCGGAACTGAGGGGCAAGACGGAAACAGACAGTATAAGCCCCGAGGAGGTAGGCGGACTGCACGCAGACACGCTGGCATACATAGCCGAGATGGAGCAGAGCGCGGACGGACTGGGCATAAGAAAGGTGTACCAGACGAAGGCGAATATGGACGCCGACACGGCACCCGTGGGGACTAACGGAAAGACGCTGCGCTACGGGCAGCTGGTGAGCATATACAACGAGGCCGACAAGACGAGCGCAGAGAACGGCGATATATACGCCTGGCAGAAGCCGGGGTGGCTGAAGATGGGCAACATAGGCAACATATACGAGCTGAAGGCGAAGATAGAGGAAGAGGCGGCCGCACGCGCAGCAGCCGACACGGAGCTGCAGCAGAAAATGACGGCTGAGCAGACGGCAAGAACCACCGCCGATGCCGAACTGCGTACGCTTGCAGAGGGGATGGTGGGCAGCATCGATGTGACGCAAATAGACTCCATGCCCGGCAGCACGTCGGAGGCCGTGAAAATGGCGAAGGACACGCTGCACTCGCGCTGGACGCTGACATACAACGGAAGGAGCGTGGGCGTGGTAGAGCTGTTCTCGGACTCGATGCTGCACCAGTTGACTGAGGTGCTGACAACGCACTATAGCATGAACACGGAGGGCAAGTTGGACTTCGGTGTACACAATGACAAGGCTATATACAGATACTTCCGCTCGTATAACATAAACTCGGCACACTTGGAAAACGAGAAAGGGACATGGACGGAATGGGCTGAGGATATATCGGATACAGTGAAGAATTCAATGGCTGCGTTGTCGGGTCTGATAGACAAGGAGAACAAGGCACGCACTAAGGCTGAAGCCGCCCTTGCAGAAGACATAGTTGGCAACACAAATGCGATAACAGAAGAGGTGACGGCGAGAACCGTAGCCTATGATGAACTGCGTACTGCCATTGAGGAGAAGAGTGGTGGCAACACCTATAACGTGACGGAGAAGAAGCCGCTAAAGGACGGCGAATACTACACCTTGGCTACGGCGATAAAAGCTGTGGATGCGAAGGAACGGAAGAGGGGACGTTGCGTAAGCTACGAGACGGAACCGGGAAAATGGGAGACCAAACAGTTTACGGGAACGACAACGGAGAGTTGGGAGGAACCGGTGAGTTGGGAGGACTTCGGCGGCGCGGGGACGGTGAAGAGCGTGACAGTGAACGGCACGGCACTGACCCCGGACGAGGAGGGCAACGTGAACATAGAGGTGAGAGAGACGGACGTGGACGAAAGCCTGAACGAGGAGAGCACCAACCCGGTGGAGAACCGCGTGGTGGCGACAAAGATAAAGGAGCTGGAGGCGCACACGCTGCACACGCTGGAGGTGGTGCCTGATGGTGAGGAGAACTACCTGTATGCCTATGATGAGAAGGGCAACGCCATATCGCACACGAAGCTGCCTGCAGGCGGCGGTGGTGGCACGTCGGCGACGAGCCGCATACTGGTGACAGCGAAGGTGAGCGCGGAACTGATAAAGGAGGGTGGCAACACTGTGCTGACCTGGACATACGACCATGTGAACGCTGAGAACGAGAGCGACGGCATGAAGGCGACGGTGACGATAAGCGTGAAGATAGGCACAACGACGCTTTGGGAGCAGGAGACACGAAGCGTGGCAAAGGGCAGCTATGATGTGGATCTGACGCAATACATGAAGACGGCGGGCAAGGTGGACGTGTATGTGAAGGCGGTTTGCATAACTGACGATGGCGAACAGCAGACGAAGCAAGCTTATGCGAGCGTGACGGTGGTGGGCATGGCGCTATCCTCGGACTACGACGTGAGCACGGGACTGCAGAGGGGCGGATATGCCGACGGCGAGACGATAAGCATACCGTTCACACTGACTGGCAGCGGACTGAGAACGGTGTCGCTGTATGTGGACGGCGGCGAGGCACCGCTGACGAAGACGGTGCAGAAGTCTGGCACGACGAGAGACTCTTTCAGCATAGCTGCAGGAAGCCTGACCCCAGGGCGGCACTCGCTGCAGATGATAGCAGAGAGGGACGGTCTGCGCTCGGACGTGATATGGATGGATGTGCTGAAGAAAGGCTCGGACGAGCCGTATGTGGGCATAATGTTCAGCGACGCGAAGGGCGAAGTAAAGTTCGGTGCCATGCCGATAGAGCCTACGCTGACAGCCCGGCAATATGGCGAGTTGCGGTTCAGCTTTGCTGCGTATGACGCGAAGGCTGTGCCGGCGACGGTGAGGGAGACACAGACGGCTGACGGAACGGTGACGGAAAGAACCTATGCCGTGGGCAGAAGCAAACAGACCTACTCAGGGCGATACATGAAGCAGGGCTCAGTAGCCGTAAGACTGGCGTGCGGCGAGGCGGCTACAGCCTTCAACGTGGAAGTGGAGTCGAGCGGTCTGGACATTGGCGAGGCTACGCAGGGCTTGGAGATGAAGCTGACGGCGAGCGGCAGGAGCAACACGGAGAGCGCGGAGACGCGCCAAGTATGGGAGAACAACGGCTATGGCACGACTTTCGATGGCGTGGACTGGGCGACGAGCGGCTGGGACGGCAACGCACTGGTGCTGAAGAACGGCGCGAGGGCAACCGTGGACTACCGCCCATTCCTGAAGGACGTGAAGGCGAGTGGCTGCACGGTTGAAGTGGAGCTGATGGTGAAGAACGTGTCGGACAGGGACAGCATGGTGATGGACTGCATGGAGAATGAAGTGAAAGGCATCAGAGTGACCGCACAGAGCGCGACGCTGCAGAGCGGATCGACGATAGACCGCGAGGACGGGGCGAACATAGATCCGGATACGGGGAAACCAATAGTGACGAAAGTGCCTGTGGGCGTGGAATCGAAATACACAGAGGGCGAGCGCATAAAGATGGCGTTTACCGTGGGCAAGAAGGCTGACGGCGGACTGATGGAACTGTATATGAACGGTGACCGCTGCTCGGCTATGTGCTATCAGGAGGACGACAACTTCATGCAGACAGAGGCGAAGGGACTGACATTCATGTCGGACGGCGCTGACGTTTACATATACGGCATACGCGCATACTCGCGACCGCTGACAGACGATGAAACAGTTGACAACCACATCGTGGACCAGCAGCTTGTGGAGACGATGGCGGAGCTGTACGAAGACAACAACGTGATAAATCCGGAGACAGGCGAGATTGATCTTGATGCGGTGATGAAACGCGGCAGGGCCGTGATAAAGATTGTGCGCTCGGAGGACTCGGGCAACGGTCTTGACGACGTGAACGCATGCAAGAACAAGAAGCAGAACTTCCATGTGGACGAGTTGACGATATATACGGCATGGGGCGACGTGATAAGGTTCACGAATATCGTGATGCGCATACAGGGCATCTCGTCAACGAAATATGCAATAAAGAACTTCCGCTTCTACTGGATGAAGTGCATGAAGGAGGGCTTGAAGCCGGAGATGTGGATAAACGGTGTGAAGCAGGATGTGAACAAACTGCCGCTGTACAAGGGAGACCCGCACCCGTGCAAGGTGAATTGCGCAAAGGCGGACTTCTCGGACTCGTCGATGAAAACGAACACGGGCATGGCCAACCTCTTCAACGACGTGCTGAGAGAGCTCTGCCCGACACCACCGCAGGAGAACGATTCGACGGTGAGAACCGCGATATACGGCTATCCGTGCGACATATTCGCATGCACGAGGGCAGACGAGGCACATCCGACATTCTACGGACAGTACCAGATGAACAACGACAAGAGCGACTGGTATGAGGTGACGGGCATGACGGACAAGGCAAAGCACATTGCGCTGGAGTTTCTTGACAACGGTAAAAAACTGTGCAACTTCCAGACAGATGCTGACGCGGACGCGCAGCTTGACGCGGAGTTTGCCACGAGCTATGAGTTCAACTACCCCAAGGACACGCTGTGGAGCGGTGCTGACGAGAGTGCCGGAGAAACGAACGCTACGGAATACCAGAAAACCGCAGTAAAGACAATGCTTGCATGGGTGAAGACTTGCGTGCCTACGGGTGCGGATATGACCTGCACAGACCTGACGACATGGAAATCGGAAAAGTTCAAGACAGAGGCAGACAGCCATTTCTCAAAGAAGAACCTGCTGTACTGGTATCTGTTAACCGAGTATTTTGCCATGGTGGACCAACGTGCGAAGAACACGATATGGAGAACGTGGGACGGCCTGAGATGGTGGGTGACATACTATGACGGCGACACGATGCTGGGCAAGCGCAACGACTCGCTGCTGGCCTACCTCTACAATGTGGCAAGGGACTCGTGGGACACGGAGAAGAAGAAATGGGTGTTCGAGGGCCACGACTCGTGGCTGTGGTGCCTGGTGCTGGCAAACATGGAGGACGAGCTGAAGGCCGCCGCCGAGGAGCTGAGAAAGGCACTGTCGAACCCAAAGGTGCTGAAGAAGCTGGAAGAGATAGAGGCAAACTGGTCGCTGAGGGAATACAACAAGAGCGGCGAGATGAAGTATATCATCCCAGAGACGAAAGGCGTGAGAGTGACAGAGAACGGCGTGACCACAGACGGCAACAAGTTCTACTACATGTACGCCCTGAGCGGCACCCGAAAGATGCAGCTGAAGCACTTCATCACGAACCGCTTCGCATTGCTTGACGCGAAGTTCGGCGTGAGCAACTACCGCGCGGACTCAGCCGGATTTTATCTGGCGAGAGAGACGAGCGACAAGGCCGACGTGATAAAGATAACGGCGAGCGACGAATACTACTTTGCCTACGGACTGAGCGGCAAGGACTACATGGAGGGCGAGACGGGACGGCTGCTGCGCGGCGAGCAAGGCATGCTGAGCGTGACCGGCAAGCGTGCGCTGAACGACCCGATGCTGCTGTTCGGGGCATCAAGAATGATGGAGCTGGACATGAGAGGTGCGGCAGGCCATTTGCTGAACGGCCTGGAGCTGGGCAACTGCTCGGCATTGAGAAAACTCGACCTGAGCGTGGATGACAGTTCGGAGGCATCGAAAACGACGTGGTGGCTCGTGACCAGCGGCTGCGGACAGTTGAGAGAGGTGAGCCTGAAGGGACAGACGAACGCAAGGAGCAACCGCCAGGACTCGACTGCCCTGGACTTCGGAAGCCAGACGCTGCTGGAGAAACTGGACGCAAGAGGCACGACGGTGAAGAGTGTGACGGTGGCGAAGGGCGCTCCGCTGAAAGAGCTGCGGCTGCCGGGGACACTGACAACGCTCAGACTGGAATACCTGCCAAGGCTGACGGCGGAGGGGCTGGAGATGGAGAGCTGCGAGAACGTGGCGACCTTCATCTTTGACAGTTGCCCGGGACTGGACTGGAAGGAGATATACACACAATGCCCGAATGTGCGGACGCTGCGCGTGGCTGACGTGGATATGGACGGCGACGGCTCGGACTTGACAGCAATGATGGAAGCCGGGATGCAGGGCGTGGATGACGACGGAACGGTGGTGAGCCATGCCGTGCTGAAGGGCGAGTACAGACTGACGCGCAGTATGGACGAGTCTGTATATGAAAAGCTGACGGCGTGGCTGGGCGACGAGCTGCGCGTGGTACAGCCGGAGTATACGATGATAGAGTTTGACGACACGGTGAGCGATGATGCCAACGTGAGCAACCTGGACAACGGAACCGGCTACAAATACGGCACGCCATACAAGCCGAGCGGACACATCGAGGCTATACTGAAGCAACGGCACAGAGTGCTGGCAAAGGTGACAAAGATGCCGACGACAGCGGCGGTGAAGATAGCCGGCGTGGACACGGCGATGAACAACACGGACGGCGAGGTGACATACTACCCACTGGACGACGCGGACAGCTACAAGTATGCCGACGGCACGGAAGCGAAGCTGGACAGCACGGAGGGCGACATCATGATGCTGGAACCAGCAAAGTGGACCAAAGGTGTGAACGACTATCTGAACGGCAAGCACTACAGCTGCTTCAGCAGCAGAGAGGAGATGCCGAAGGTGCCGGAAGCGACCATTGTGACGCTGGAGGAAATACAGACGGACGGCGGCTACCGCAAGGGGCAGAAAGTGATGAGCGGCAAGGACACTATACTGAACTCTTATACAGCAGACGCAAGCTACGCGGTGTGCCGGGTATCAGTCAGCGGCTGGAAGAAGGTGAGGTTCCCGACGGTGAGGGGCACAAACCTTGTAGGCTCGGCGTTCGTTGACGCTGACGGCATGGTTGTGAAGAACGTGGTGGTGCCGACGATAAACTGCAAGTTCGAGAGCGGAATGTATGTGATTTGCGACGTGCCGGAGGGTGCGACGGACCTGTACTTCACGATACTGAACACTGCGGAGTTTGACATGGTTGTGCTGTCGAACAGCGACAAGATAGAGGACATGGAGCCGGAATGGGTACATGAGGACGCTTATCTGTGCGCCGTGGTGGGCAGTTCGGTGGTAGGTGAAAAGCTGAGGGCGTGCGTGACGGGCGGCTCGACGACCGGCGGCATGACATGGACTGACTTCCACTACTACTCGCAGCGGCGCGGCATGCAGCAGATAGACGCGATGATGCACTCGTGGATAGCAAACTTAGCCTATGCGAAATACGGACGCAGGGACATGCAGGCGGAGTGTGGCGCAGGCTCGCACGACTATAACCGCGTGACGGGCGGCACGATGAGCCACGGCATGGAGGACACCATCGGCTACGAGGCAGCAAAGGCGATAAAGGCAGACGTGACGAACTCGGTAGTGGACGGCGTTATCCACCAGTATGCGTGGTACAGAGCCGAGGGTGAGTATGGCACGCAGACAGCGGTACAGACAGTGAACACCTGCTGTTTGGGCTATGAGGACATCTACGGCAACAAATGGGACATGATGGACCGCGTGGACTTGCCGAACGACTCTGCCAATCAGGGCAAGTGGCGCATCTGGATGCCGGACGGCACGACCAGAATGGTGAAAGGCGCGACGCAGGGATTGTGGATAACTGGCGTGGCTCACGGCAAGTGGATGGACATGGTGCCGACGGGAACGGTGAACGGCTCATCGACAACATACTATACAGACCGCTACGAGGTGAGCACCGCTGCAGGCCGTGTGGTCTGTCGCGGGTGCAGCTATGCGTATGCGAATGGCGGTGTGTCGTGTGCGAATGCGTATAGCGATGCTTCGTATGCGAATACGTATGTCGGCTCGCGTCTGGCCTTCCGCGGCAAACTCGTGAGGGCGCAAAGCGTGGCTGCGTATAAGGCGTTGAGCGAGGCTGCGTAAAGCGAAGCGCGAAAAGCGGGAGCGAAGCGACAAAACGAAAGACGTGGCATCACCGGCGTAAGCCGGTCGAAAATTTTTGGGAATTTCGAGGGAACCTGGTGGTGCTGCGGTTTTCGTTGAAATATTGTCGCTTTGCAACTGATTTTGAGTATAATCGCTTGAGTTGGCGGGAATATGAGTAACTTTGCATCTTGGTAGAGTTTCCTAATGGGCCGTGTGGTCTATCGCGGGTACAACAATGCGAATGCGAATGGCGGTGTGTCGAATGCGAATGCGAATAACGATGCTTCGAATGCGAATACGAATGTCGGCTCGCGTCTGGAAATCAAAATATATCGGCGTACAACGATGAGGACGCGCTCCTCGATGTGGTGCCGAGGGAAACGAGCCACAGCAACAGCGTCCATGAAAGGACGGAAAGCTGAAACATCAAGTGTCGGGCAATAGAGTTTGGTAGGCCGGTAACGGTTCGAAGAAGTTTGGCCCGGGGATAGGAAGGCCCTTATCTTCTGTAATTAAAAACAACTGATGCTATGCGTAGAGAAGGTCGTATCATTGAGGAAATTGTCGAATATTCTAATATTGCGGAATCGTTCGACCAGGTGATCAGTGGCACCAAACGGAAGGAAAGCCGTCAAGGGCGTTACCTGCTTGCGCATCGTGAGGAGTTCATTAAGAAACTTTCTGAGCGTATTGTTTCCGGCCAGTTTCATGTAACGCCAAATGACATTGAGGAGAAAGACATTATTGAAGCTGGTAAATTACGGCATATTCAATTTTTCAAGAGTCTAAAGAATAGTATAGCTGCTCATGCTATCATGTCCGTAGTGGATAAGCACCTAAAAAAGCGGTTTATAAGAACAACCTCCGCAAGCATTAAGAACAGGGGAATGCACGACCTTATGAAGTACATTCTTCGTGATATACAGGAAGATCCTGAAGGAACACGCTACTGTTACAAGTTCGACATCTCTAAGTTCTACGAGAGTGTCAATCAGGATTTCGTTATGTATTGTGTACATCGGATTTTCAAAGACAAGAAGCTCATAGCTATGCTTGACAATTTTGTTCGCATTATACCAAAAGGTATCAGCATCGGGCTACGTTCGTCGCAAGGCTTGGGCAATTTGTTGTTGTCTGTATATTTAGATCATTATCTGAAGGACAAGTACGGCGTGTGTCATTTCTACCGATATTGTGATGACGGTGTGGTACTCGGTAAAACGAAAGCGGAACTATGGATGATTCGTGACATCATACATGAACAACTGCAGGAAATAGATTTGGTGGTAAAGCCCAATGAGAGGGTGTTCCCGACTGCTGAGGGAATAGACTTTCTGGGCTATGTGATACGGCCAAACAATGTGCGTTTAAGGAAACGCATCAAGCAGAAGTTCGCAAGAAAGATGTGCGAGGTAAAATCGAGAAAAAGAAGGCGAGAGCTGACAGCATCCTTTTATGGGATGACAAAGCACGCCGACTGTAATAATTTGTTTAATAAATTAACAGGCAAAACAATGAAAAGTTTTAAGGACTTAAATGTGGCTTACAAGCCAGAAGACGGCAAAAAGCGCTTCGCGGGTACAGTAGTAAGTATCCGCGAGTTGGTAAACATTCCTATCATCGTGAAGGACTTTGAGACGGGCATCAAGACGGAGCAGGGTGAAGACCGCTGCATCGTATCAATCGAGATGAACGGCGAAGCCAGGAAATTCTTTACCAACAGTGAGGAAATGAAAAATATCCTCGCCCAGATTAAAGAAGTGCCGGATGGCTTCCCATTTGAGACAACGATCAAGACGGAAGTGTTCGGCAAAGGTCGAACCAAATACGTTTTTAGTTGATGAAAAGAGCACAAGGAAGTTTGGAGGTGAAACTGCTTGAATGCGTGAACCCCATCAAAAACAAGTGGCGCGTTCGTTGGGACGTGCAAGAACATGATGACGGAACTGCTGACTACATGGAGGCAGAACTGACACACAAGCCGACTGACGAGGAAATAAAAGACCTCGTGAGAAAATGGTATAACCAACAAACGGATGCAGCAATATTGTCGGGCTTCAGCTATGAAGGAGCCCCTGTGTGGCTCTCGCAAGAGAACCAGTACAACTATAAGGCTGCATACGATTTGGCCGTTCAGACGGACGGAAAAACGCTACCAGTGACATTTAAGTTCGGCACTGATGAAAGTCCAGTGTACCGTACGTTTGAAACGCTTGATGAACTTGCAGATTTCTACACGAAAGCCGTTAAGCATATACAAGAGATGCTGGAAAATGGCTGGAAGAATAAAGATGCAATAGATTTGAGCAAGTACAACGCTTAAAAAAATCCCTTCGGGGGAGGATGTAAAAAAGCCCCCGGCCTGTTAATATAGACGCCAATCATTTATTAACAACACACCAGTACGATGCGCAACCGGGGGCCTATGCCTCCTGCTGCACCGTACTGGTTTTTTTGTTGTTATAAATGATTGGCGATACAAAGGTACATAATTTAGTTGAAAATGAAAGTATTTGAGATATTGAATTTTAACCGCGAGCCGTTAAAAAGGCTACAACAGGCAGGGATACGCATCGAAGATGTGGAATATATAGACTTGTACAACGACTATCGCGTGATGCTCGGTGGTGGCGAAAAGGTCTCATACATTGTGGCGACACTTGCAGATCGCTATCATGTGAGCGAGCGCAAGGTGTACACGCTCATCAAGCGATATGGTCGAGAGTGTAGCACTCAGGTGTTCGGGGGAAGCAAAGCGCAAGGCTTTTGAAAATGTACTGCAAAAGGCTTGCAGTGTGATTTGCTCGTGGTGTTACTTTTTGATGCGGAAGCGTGGTAACTTTGCCGTATCGAAAATAAAACACGATGAACAAATACTATTTATTATTGGGGAAGGTGCTTGCTGAAGGCAAGACCCAACAGAACAAAAAAGGCAAGATAAAATACTTGCTCAACGAGCAGCTGACGCTCACACCGGCTGACCTGCTCGACATATTTGAGAGCCACGGCATAGCGAGGAAGAAACTGAAAGAAGAGCTGAAACTGTTTATGCAAGGAGAGCGCAATGTGGATCGATACCGTGAGGCAGGCATAGCATGGTGGGACTACTGCGGCCAGACATTGGTAAACAGCTACCCGACCTACATGGAGAAACTGCCACCACTTATTGAGCGCATCAACAAGGAGAAACGCAACAGCAAAAACTATGTACTGTTTCTCGGAGCAACGGATGCAGAGAGCAACCAGGCACCGTGCCTGAGCCTTGTGCAGTTTCAAATAGAGGACGGTGCATTGGTTGTGTCGGCATATCAGCGCAGCTCCGATGCAAACCTCGGACTGCCTTCAGACATTTACCACCTTTATCTGATGGCTCGACAGATAGACTTGCCACTAAAGTCTATCACGCTGAACCTGGCGAATGTACACATCTATGAAAACAACATAAAGCCCACTGAACGACTTCTCGCTGGTGAGGATAATATAAAATTTGAACTGAACGTATGAGAGGGAAAATGCACATGGCAGCACCTCTGCCTTTTGTCGGACAGAAGCGCATGTTTGCAAAGGAGTATATCAAGATTCTGCCCCAGTTCAACGACAAAACAGTGTTTGTGGATTTGTTCGGTGGCAGCGGTTTGCTGTCCCATATAACGAAGCATTTGCGTCCAGAGGCAACTGTGGTATATAACGACTACGACAACTACCGAGAGCGATTGGCACATATACCTCAGACAAATGCGCTGCTCGCTGATTTGCGAGAGATAGTAGGCAATACGCCAAAGCACAAGCGAATAGATGGTGAGATGCGTGAGAAGATGTTTGAACGTTTAAGGCATGAGGAGCAAACGGTGGGCTATATTGATTTTATAACCATCTCGGCATCGGTGATGTTCTCGATGAAGTACGAACTGAGCATCGAGGAGATGGAGAAGCAGACATTGTACAACAATATCCGAAAGAATGACTACCCGACAAGTGAGGACTATCTGGAAGGCTTGACGATTGAATCGTGCGACTATCGTGAACTATACGAAAAATATAAAGACGAGCCGAATGTGGTGTTTATAGTTGACCCTCCTTATTTGTCCACTGAGGTTGGAACATACAAAATGTACTGGCATTTGTCTGACTATCTCGATGTGTTGAATGTGCTCAAAGGAAAGCCGTTTGTTTATTTCACATCAGATAAGTCGTCTATCATTGAGCTTTGTGAATGGCTCGGCAAGAATAAAACGCTCGGCAATCCGTTCGAAGGTTGTAAGCGTTTCGAGTTCAATGCGCATGTGAACTTTGATGCTGGTTATAAAGATATGATGCTCGTGAAGTCTAATGCCGCATAATTTGAATATCATTTGAACGCTGTTTGTTTACTGTTCAAAACTATAAAAGCAGCCCGTTTTGGACTGCTTTTTGTTGTTTTAAAGTGTCGTGTGTGCGAAATTTTTAGAACGTTTCGTTTTTCCCGATTTTTGCACGTTTCGTTTTTCAAATCGAGCACATTTCGTTTTGCCGGATTTACTTTTCTCGTTTCTTATCGCCCTGGTAGCTTTTGGTTTTACAGCTTGCGACAGCGACGATAACAATGGACAGTTGGGCGTACCAGACAGCGCCAAGCCATCAAAAGAATTTAAAGTAGGCAATTGCGACAAGGAGAAGAATGCCGACGACGCCATCAAGCTGAACGTGAAGTCGTGGGGCAATACCAACCAGGAGTTCGCCTCGATTGAGCTTTTCGCCGACGGCCACTTCCTCATCACCAGTCCGAATGCAGCCAAGATGTCTAATACCAAGGTAGGCGTGACACGCGCAGCCGACGGTTCTACAATGTTCAAGAAGAACGGCGGCAAGCCGATGCAGACACGCGCCTTGGATGCCAGCGGCACGATTGTCATCGACGGCGGTCTCTACATCTACGGTACATACACTCGCGTTAAGGAAGGCGTTTATCAGCTGAGCAACAACACCAAGATAGAGATAAAGGACGGAAAGCTGACAGGAACAGCCACAGTGACATACACCAACAGTCTCGGCATGTCTATAACAATCACCGTCACCATCGATACAAGCACCAAGCAGGACGACCCGCTCCGCCATATCTGCCGCTCGTGGAGAATGGACAGCGCAGAGAACTGGCTGCTCGCCGGCGACGTGATGATCGGCTACGGCAAGCAGTGGCTCGAGAAAGGCCGCGTTATGCAGCAGGCAACGCTCACTACTGAGGGCAAGGGCATGGGCTTCGACGAGGACGACCTCATTGACGACAAGGACGACTACTGCTACCGCGTGATCTTCTCGCCGTGCGGCACCTTCGTTTGCTTCTACGTAGACGGCGATGTTGAAATCGGAACATGGGAGTGGACTGACCCTTATAACGGCGTATTGCGCTGCTGGGAGACGTTCGACTGGGACGACGACGACGATGATGACGACGACTTCGCCGACATGACAGTACGCTTCGATGGCAAGCAGATGCGCATCTACGGCGACTTCATGGACACCGAGGACGGCGTACTCTTCCGCACGTTGTCTGTAGCTACATTCAGCGCAAAGTATTAA